ATTTCTTTAAATTCGGATTACCTAAATATGCGTCTGTATTACTCATTGATAATTAAACCATCCTGTTATTATATATTTATCGTGTGTTTCTGATATTTGACCGCAATGTGTATGTGTAAAATCAGTTGGCCATATTAATGTTAAACCTTTTTCTGCAGGAGTTGTTACCTTTTGATATTTAAAATGCGTTCCTCCATTTGGTACATCATTTAAATAAGTCATCCATACTAAACAACGATTCTCCATTTTTGAAGTTCTTTCACAATGCTCTACAAAATATCCTCCACCTGGTGGATAATATTGTATATTTGCGCCTTCTGTTAATCCCCAAGGATTAAAATTTTTAACTTCTGGATATTTTTCTTGATATAATCTAGCACACTCTTTTAATACGTTCTTATATGCAACAAATCTTTTTTCTTCCCAATTAGGATGTAAACCTAAATCAATTGAGTTTTTTTGTTCTTTATTAACATTAAAAGGACCACCTAACACACCTTCTTTTTGATGTTCTTTATTATCTTTAAATAATTGTATTAAATCATCACAAATTTTTTCATCTATAGTCCAACCTACAATATGATTATCAGTTGAGTTTACACTAAAATTATGTTCTTTCATTTATAATTACTCCTTCAATGTGTGTATAACCTAATTGTTTAGCAGCCTGTACTCTTTGACTACCTCTCCATACACTATAATTTTTTTCAATATATGGTATACCCATAACACCATATCTAGGTACGTCTGATACAACGTGTTCTTTTACTTCTATTGGATTTTGCAACTCTTCACCATCTAATATTTCTTTTAGTGGTGGCATAGATTTAATGTGTACTAAATCTTTTAATGGAATAGGTATCTTATTCGGTACTTTCAGCTTTGCCGTCAATAGTTTCATTTTCAATCCTCTTTTCTTTTTTAGTTTCCATACTTTGTTTATTCAACATCTTTTGTAATTCTGCTGTTGAACCAACAAATAAAGCATTCTTAATATTGGCATTAGTTTTATTAGGCACTTCTTTTAAATCTTTTAATTTTTTTTGTAGGTCTTGTAGTTTATCAACTGTTTGTCCAACTTGTCCTATTAATTGTCCTGCAACTTCGTATGCTCTAGGATGCTGACCTTCTTTTGCAATATCTAAAATACCTTGTATTGCTTCTTGACCTTTTTCTATTAGATTATAATAACTCTCTCTACTATAATCATAATCAGTATTAATATCTTTTTCAACTTTAAGAGGAACCTCTCCTTCTTTTCTTATTACAGGTGGTTCAAATTTTTTTTCTTCAACCTGTTCCGTAGTAGGTTTCCCTTCTATACCCAATATCTCATTAACACTTTCTTCCAATTTGCTCATTAACCATCACTTCCAGTTGTTGGATTATATTTCTTTGTATCATCAAAGAAACTAATCGTTGTTGTAAATCCAAAATCGTCATCTGCATTTGCATTTTCAGGTTTTGGTATAACTATAATTCTTTCTTCTCTTGCTTTATTTACCGTATCTATATCAGTATATATGTCTGATTGCGATTTTCTAATAACTTTAGCTTGCGACATAGGACCATATAGATATGTTTTAGCAGTAAACGCTAAAGTATATATAACAGCTCTACGTGTATTAAATCCACCATCATAAGTATCTTCATAATTTACATCATTTAAAACAATAGGTACATCACGTTTAATATTTAATTCTGGTATTGCATTAATAGTTACCGTATAATCTGGTTGAAAATATGGTAATATTTGTTCTATAATTTGTAGTCCGTTTTCTGCATTAGCAGTAAAAGAATATAGATTAAAACTTATATCGTAAGGTACAGGTGTATAGTTAAAATTATGTACAGTAGAATCAGAACCTTTAACTCTAACTGTTTTTTGCATTTTATTTAATTTTCTATTTGGATCATATTTTAATCCTTTTAATTCAAATCCCATTCTAGGTAATACAATAGCAAATTTTCTTCCTTCATCTAAATTAGCTTGTTGGTCTAATCTAGCAATAAATTTTTCTTTAGGAGCATATGCTAAAGGCACACGAATTCTTTTAGTAATTGCACCTGTACTAGATTTAGTTTGTATTACTATGTTATTGAATATTTGACCAAATGCTATAGTTAGTCTTCTTAAACTTTGATTATAAAAATGTGTTCCAAACATTATTCATCTACCTCTCCAAATGGATTTCTTTCAGTAAAGTCTAGTATATCATCTGCTGTATCAAGCGTATCATAACCTGCTTCTTTATTTAAATCTAAATTATCTGCATATGGAGATTGTGTTTGTATATTAGATTCTGTAAAGTCTTCTTTCATTAAGAAAGATGGTTGACCTGTTGAATGGTCAAAGTAGTCTTCTAACGTTAATGATCCTGCACCATCTAATACTTCTTGTCCATATTCTAAAGTAATTCTATATTGTAATTGATCCAACGTAGCAGAATCTTCGTGTTGGTCAATTGCTTGTAAACCAGTATCTAATTTTTCACTAGAGTACTCCCATCTAGTTACCTTCAATTTATAAACTGGTAAATTTCCTAATTGATAAAATGGCTCTTGGTCTTCTACAAATAATATTTCAAAGAAAGCACTCATTAAAGGTAAGTAAATTATATCACCTTCATTTGGTCTTCCTGCAGCTATTAAGTTTGCTTTATTAGCAACTAGACTTTCAAAACTTCTTTTAGAAACAACTAGTGTTGTGTCATCTCTAATTTCTAATCCAAATTTATTGATTATTTCTTGTTCGCCAGCAAAACCTTGGTTAGTTTCAAAATACATTTCAATATTAAAAGAGTCATCAAACTTACTGGTTACATCTTCACCAAGTATTAAATCTTTATTAACTAAAGTCCTTGGAAGATACATAACATCTTGGCCATAAATTTTCAGACCTTCAACTATTAAATCTTCGTGTAATCGTTTTTCGGCGGCGTTGCCTATGCCTCGTCCACCTTGAAAGTAATGATTGACTGGCATAACATTATCCTATCATAAAGGTTGGGTTTAATTCGTATTGAGACCTTATTCTTTGTTCTAAATTTTCTATATCTGATAATGCTTGTGAATAAATTTCTTGTCCATTTAAGGTTACTCCACCTATCATTTGAACACCACCAAATTTAGATAAATTAGCACCCCATTGTTTTTTAAATAAAGCAACAACATATTTCTTTAAAAATAAATCATCATAAACATCTGTAAATTGTGCTGGATCTAATTTTCTAAAACATTCTATTACAAGATATTCTCCAACTTGTAAATCATTTTTCCAATCCATATCAACATATAATCTATTATCGTGTTGATTAAATCTCATAGGTTTTTCACCAACTAGTACGTGGTCTAAAAAGTCTAAATGTCTTAATACAACGTCATAATTAATAACAGACGTTGATGAGAAATCATATAGGTCATTTAATCTTAATTGATATCTAACATCAAATAAATTTAAATTGCCTTTGTTTGAAAATGGAAAAATATTAACTACAGATAATACAGTTTCAGGAACTATAATATAACTATTAGCTTCTTGCCAAGTAGATGATACAGTAGTTGAGTCACCATAAGTCTTACTAGCAACTTCGGTTGTATCTGTTCCTGTAATTCTATCTTTATCTGCTTGGGTATACTTGTATTTTAGATATGTTCTCTTAACACCATCATAATGATATTGGGCAAAGTATTGTAATGCCTCGTCCAGTCTATCTTCTAACTGGTCATCATCTACGTTTATCTCTATTACTGGTTTACCTAATGCCCTTAAAGCATATTGTTTTAATTGTTCTCTTGTTGCTGGTTTTGCCATTTTAATCCCTTATCGTACTATGTAGTACTATTTATAATAATTATTATATCTTCGGAAAGAGATTATCGGCGCAAAATAACTTAATGTCTTCTTCGGGTAATCCTAAAGATTTCATCACTCTAGGAGTGTGTGGATTTTGTTGCTGATGTTCGCAATAGAAATTTTGTGCTCTTATTACATCTTCTTTCTTTGAATCGCTGTTATAATGTCCTATTTTATCTATGTAAGAGTTTAAATTACTTACTGCCAACTCACAAATTTGATTTAATTCTTTGAATTCTGTTATATTACCAGCGGCTATCATACCTTCGCTGAATATCGCCATTGCCCAATCAGGCAATTCTCTTTTCTTTGATGGTTTATACCATTTTGTTTCTTCTATAAAATATCTTGTTAAAGGATGTTCCTTTTTTAATAGTGGACTAAAGTCGTGGAAGCAACCTGTCACCTTTTTCTTTCCTGCAATAACATCAAAACCATAAATTGGTCCACCATTTTCTAACATAGGAAATAAACATATGTGTGCCATCCAAAGACCTTTAGTTTCTCTGGCGTCAACAACATCCACGTGTGCTCGTCTAACACTCATATTAGACCAAGTACGGTTTGTCCAACCTGGTTTATTGAATCTTTCCATACCAGGTTCTTTGTATTCTGTTAAATGTCTGTCTAGTACTTCTATAATATCTTTTTCTAATCTAATTAATCTTTCCCAAATCATTAGTCTTTTCTTTCCAAATAATAATAATTACATCCTTGACCGTGCATACCATAGTTAGGATCATATTTTTTATATTCAACATTAAAACAATCTTTAATGTGATTAATAAATACAGACTCACTATATCCAAATACAGGCATAGTTCCACTTTCATTTACAGGAAAAATAGGATTAGGTGTATCGTCATCTTTATTGAAAACTCTAATAAACATTTTTCCAGAAGGTTTTAATATTCTATGATACTCTTTTATAATTGATATAATATCTTTTGGAAAATTTACGTGTAAAGCACCAGCGTCAATAAGAAAATCAAAACTATTTGATTCAATATTATCTAATTTTCTTATATCTCCAGTAAGAAATTTTCCTTTTGTTAAACGCTTTTGAGTTCTTTCTATAACCGTTTGTGAAAAATCTATACCTGTTACCTCAAACTCCTCATTTATAAGATATTCAGAATTTCTACCATCAGCACATCCACAATCCAAAACTTTTAGATTTTTTTCAATC